TAAGGAGACTGAGTTTGTGGATCCACATGTTCACAAACGCCGAGATCATGCAACGTACAAACTCACAGTGGCTTCTCGCGTCACAAATGCCACTTCTGCCGCCAATTACACTCGTAAGAGTAAGTGCAAACGCCAGGACATGATTGACGAGTTTCATCGCTTGTGCCCGACGCTACCAAAGTGGACTCCAGAAAAGCACGCACATTACATGGACAAGGCCCGAATTGAGTACGAGTCCGGACGTAGCAAACAGGCCATCGAGGCGAAGCTCGATGCGCACGACCCGGACAAGTCCGGCTGTGATGTTTCTAACTCTCTGAAGGCGCAGGTCATCAAGAAAGACGAAAAGCGCAAACACAACCTCGCTATTCCTGGACAGCTCATCTACGAGTACGACATTTCTCAGACTCTTGAGGATGCTGCATACGCATTATTCCTTGAGGAGGAGCTGTTTGCTGCATTTCCGGACATGTTTCTGTTTTACAGACGCATGAACCCCGATGATTTTGAGAAGGCTTATCAAGCTCGCTGGCGCGTCGACAACGGAGTATACACTTCTGACGTCACTCGTTGGGATGTCGGTTGTGACGCCGGGGTCCTTAATTTTGATGAGGACGTTTTCCGCTCAGTTGGGTTTCCTTCCAAATATGTTGACGACTACGTCACTCGTAGGCTCTCCACAAGAAGTCAACACGGTCCTCTTCAAACTGCTCAGCCTTCTGGTGACCGGTACACCTGGACTATGAACACCATCCGACGTGCTGTCGTTTCCTCTATCGTGCTTCAAGTCCAACCTGAGGACACACTTGCAGTTAACGGCGACGACGCTGCAATGGACCGAATGGCTGACGCGTTGCCTTTTCCGGATTCACCGTGGATTTTCAAGAATTTGAATGGCATGCGTGGCGGTTTCAGTGGATACGAGCTCGGCGGGCCTAGGCCAACATACTCGGCCCGGGAGCTGTGGTACCGGACTGCCATTTTGTTGACCCGTGACCCAACTGCTCAAGAAAAGTGGGTTAATTACCTTTCTTTGCTGGAGAGGTCCGATCCTGAGGAGTGGGAGGCCCTGAACGTGGCACAAATGGCTCACAAGCACATGAAACCAGATTTGTTTGCTGCTGCTCTTCCTGAACAATTTCACATTCATTTCCCAGGTGTCTTTGAACAAGATACCTGATGCGATTGAGAAGCTTTCAACAAGCTTCCGTTTTATTTAACTGGAGTTATCTTATCTTTCTTTACTCACCCTCATACGCTCTTTACTTCGCTTTACTTTAGGCTCTTTTCTCCTTCCCTTAGGGGAGAAC